TGACTCACCACGTATCAAATCTATTTTGGGTGATTTATTTAACAATGCTTTGGATATCAACACCAACCTTCCCATGTGGACAAGAAACACTTCGAAATATGGTGATAACTTTGTTTTCTTAAAATTAGACCCAGTCAAGGGTGTTGTTGGTTGTTTACAACTACCAAACATCGAAATTGAAAGAATTGAAGTAGGTATGAGAGGACGAGCAACTTCAGGGTTGGGTGGTGCTCCTACAACAACAGATGCTAGAAGTTTAACTTTTACGTGGAAAAACAAAAACTTAGAATTTAATAGTTGGGAGATTGCTCACTTTAGATTGTTGGGTGACGATAGAAAATTACCTTATGGTACTTCCATGTTGGAAAAAGCTAGAAGAATTTGGAAACAACTGGTTCTTTCGGAAGACGCTATGTTGGTTTATCGTGTATCGAGAGCACCCGAGAGAAGAGTTTTCAAAGTTTACGTGGGTAATATGGAAGACCAAGACGTTCAACCATACCTACAAAGGTTTGCACAACAATTCAAAAAAGACTCTGTCGTAGACCCTCAAACAGGAAACGTAGATATGAGATTCAACCAAATGGCGGTTGACCAAGATTTCTTTATTCCAGTTAGAGACCCAGCAGCTCCAAATCCGATTGAAACCTTGGATGGCGCGAAAAACTTATCAGAAATCGCCGACATTGAGTACATTCAAAAGAAATTATTGACAGCACTGAGGATTCCAAAGGCGTTTTTGGGATTTGAAGAAGTTGTGGGAGATGGTAGAAACTTATCTCTACAAGACATCCGTTTTGCCCGTACAATCAATAGGATTCAAAAATCTATGATTGCCGAGTTAAATAAGATTGCAATTGTTCATTTGTTTTTATTGGGATTTGAAGACGAACTTGGTTCGTTCCAACTTAGTTTGACAAATCCATCGAAACAAGCTGATTTACTTACCATAGATGTTTGGAAAGAAAAAATGTTATTGTATAAAGACGCCGTGACAGCGGTAGATGGTATTGCACCTGTTTCACAGACATGGGCTAAAAAACATATAATTGGTTTCTCAGATGAAGAAATCAAATTGGATTTACAACAACAAAGAATCGAAAAGGCGGTTGCAACTGAAATTCAAAATACTCCTAACGTGATTACCAAGACTGGTTTATTTGATAATATTGATAAACTTTATGGAGGTTCTACAACCGGGGCAACGACGAGTAGTGATACGGGTATTGATGCTGGTTTGGGAGAATTACCCTCAGAAACTCCAATCGAGTCACCCACGGAAGGAGCTCCCGCAGAAATTACACCTGAATCTACAAATAAACAAGACAAGGTCATTTACGATTCAGAAAACTTGGGGACAATTATGGAAATTGATTTGGATAAAGGAAGACGTTCTTTGGGTGAAATAGAAGAGCGTCTGTCTAAACTAATTAACTAATATATTTATAGTAAAATATATCAAATGAACTTCGGAGAAATTTTATCTAAAATTGAGTCAAAAATGGTATCGTCATACGTGAATGGTACTTTGAAAGAAGATACGCTAAACTTCAAAAAATTTGTTTTGGAGAATAAAACAATTAGTTCTTTGACTCACCTATATACTGAACTTGATAAGAGTCAAGGTTTGGATAAAGAAACTGCCGAATTATTTATTTTTGAGTCTGTTAGACAGATTGAAAAGTTCTTACCGAAGTTAGATTTGACAAAAGTTGCAAAATGGACTCAAAATGTTGTTTGTGAAAACCAATACAAATCAATTGACAATTTGGTATATACTCTTCCAACAACAATTTTAGAATCTGTAGAAAGTAGAAAAAATATTATTTCAACTTTGACTCAAAAACCGCAAGTAAAAGAATCAATTAATTTACCTATTGAAACAATTTTCAATATTGCGGGAAAACAATTAGAAAATTATATTCAAAATTTAGATGAATCTTCAAAAAAAGATTTGTCAAAAGTTTTAATGACTGAAGATACACAACTAACAGTAGAATTCGAAGACTTAAAAACTAAAACGGTAGATGCTTTGAGAAAGATTTCATCTGATGATGAACTAACTCAAAATAAATTGAACGAAACTATCGAACAAGTTTCACAAGACAACTATTCAAAGATTAATTACGTAAGATTATACAATTTATTCAATAATCTTAACTAATCTTTTTCACTATCCTTTTTATTCTGAACGTACTTGGCTTTCAAAATTTGGGAACGATGTGAAACGCTCTTTTTTTGGAATTGTTGTCTTTTACGTAACTTGTCCAATTGCTTGGTTTTAATAACTTTTCCCTTAAGAATTTTGAGGGCTTTTTCGATGTTTGACTTTTCGACTATTACGTGAAGCATAGATTTGTTTATTGGTATAAATAACTTGTAAAAAAGAAAAAATTTGACGGAGTAACTTTTATACCTATTATTTTACTACAAATAAATTAGTAGTACTCAAATAACACATGAAAAAAGGAAAAACCTCTCGTATTGCAGGGTTTCCCGAAGCTAAAATTACTTACGGAACAGTAGACTCAAAAAATCTAAAATCAGTTTATCTAAATTTACAAAGTTGGGTCAATCCCAAAGATGAATATGAAAATTGGGACAGAATTGTTTCATATTTTTCTAAGACAATAAAAAATTCTGTCTACGAAGTTTTGGATAAAGAAATCTTTAAGGAAAACTATATAGTAGATTTAGATTTGAGAAGTAGTGGTATTGTCACAGGAAAAAAGAGTTTCATGAATTTAGAAATTACTTTTTTTACCAACCAAGAATTCGATTTCAAAGATGTAATCCTCAAAGAATCCCTAAGAAGAGTTACTCGAAATATATACATTGAGAATTTCAAGAAAAACAAATATTTTGATTTTACAATCTCAAAAAAAGTAAAAGAAGCTTAAAGGTATATTTATTACTAAAATATCTTTATGAAAATTTTGGGACCTAACGATACTGGCAAAGGAATTCTAATTGAATATGATGCAGGTTTAGTATCACCTAACCATGAGTTTAACAAAAAAATGATTCAAGAATCTAACAAAACTATGTTGGATTATTCTAAACCTTTTGAGTTTTATGCCGTATTACAAAAGTATAATACGCCAAACAGAAATGGTCGTGTTTATCCCGAGAGAATCCTAAAAAGAGAAGCCGAAAACTATAAAAAGGCAATCGCGAAAGGTGTAGCACTTTCTGAACTCAATCACCCTGAATCTTCACTGATTGATTTGGATAGAGTTTCACACAGTATCGAAGATGTTTGGTGGGACGGTCATATTTTGATGGGTAAATTAAAATTGTTAACCTCACCTGGGTTTCATGAAAGAGGTATTGTATCTACCAAAGGTGACCAAGCGGCAAACCTTTTGAGACAGGGTGTAACTTTGGGTATATCATCAAGAGGTGTTGGGTCCCTTAAAAAAGTTGGGGAACAAAATGAAGTTCAAGATGATTTTGAATTGATTTGTTTCGATTTGGTTTCTTCACCATCTACTCCTGGCGCATATCTTTTCACAAATCCTGAGGATAGAAATAACTTCGAAGAAAATTTGGAAGAGGAAAAAAGAGAACGTTCTACCGAAATTCATTCAACTGGTTTGAATCGCTCAGTTGACTTATTGAAAAAATTAAATCATTATTTGAATAAATAAAAAATACTTATGGACGAAAAATATTTTGTAGCAAAAATCACTTATGATTTACCTGACGATAATACAGGTAAAATCAAAAAAATCAGAGAGGAAAAACTCGTAAGAGGATATAACGTAACTGATGTAGAAGCTAAAGTCACAAAAAGATATTCGGGTTTTCAACATGATTGGAGAATAACCGCAGTATCTGAAAGTAAAATAGACGAAGTGATTGAAGAATAAGAAAACCCCTCCGAAAGAGGGGTTTTTTAATTATATGAAGTTTATAATAACAGAAAAAAGAATTTTTTAAGTTTTGGCTATATTTATAGTGTAAATTATTCACAATATAATATGGCAGAAAATAAGTCATTAGTTGAGGAAGCACTACTCCAAATGAAAAATTTGGAACAAGTAGTAGCGGAAAATGCAAAAGGAATACTTGCTTCTACAATGAAGGAAGAAATCTCTGAACTAGTAAAAGAGTCTTTGAAAGAGGCTGAAGAGGAATCTAACGAAATGGAAATGGACGAACAACCTGAAATGGATGTTATGACTATTGATATGGATTCCGAAGAATCTGACGATGAATCCGAAGAAATGATTAATATGGATTCTGAAGACGACATGGATGACATGGAGTCTGAGGATGAAATGGATTTTGAACTTTCTATGGATGATGAAGAAGAAGATGAACAACCAATCGACCTTAGAAATGCTTCTACAGAAGAAATTCTTAAAGTATTCAAGAAAATGGGTGATGAAGATGGAATTATTGTAACTCAGGATGATGAAGACATTCATCTTACCGATAACGATGAGGATGTTGAGTATATTATCCAAACTGAAGGTGACGATGAATCTGATGAGGAAGTTATCGATGAAGAAATGCACGGAGAAGAAATGGAAGAAAACATTTCTGATGAAGAGCTAGATTCGATGATGGACAGTATTTTCCAAGAATCTGAAATGGAAGAAGAAGACTCAATGGAAGAAGATGAAGTTGTTTATGAAATCGAAATGGACATGGAAGATGATGAAATGGAAGATTCAGAAATGGACGAAGAGTACATGGAAGAAGAAGACATGATGGAGGCTATTGGTTTCAAACCAGTTATGGGTCACACAAAAAAATCAACATTAACAAATAAAGCTAAGAAAATGGAAACAAAAGAAGGTGACATGATGACCAAACCTGTAGTAGGTAAAGGTGTTAAAACAGGAAAACCTGATTTTGAATTCAAAGAAGGTAAGAAGATGGAAACTAAGGAAGAAGTCATCGAACCTAAAGGTTCAGCTAAAGGTGTTAATATGAATTTGAAACCTAAGAAGTTTGAATATACAGAAGCAAAAAAGAAGCAGGGTTATGATGCTCGTGAAGACGAGAGAGAAGGAATGAAGCACGGCAAGATTGCTGGTAAAGATTTGAAAACTACCAAAGCAAGAAGAGACGATGCTCATTTTGAAACTCGTAAAAAAGGAGAACATTCAGAAGCTGCAAGAACATTAGGTAATGGAACAAGAAATTACCCTATGAGAAAAGGTCTTCCAAAAATGAAAGTTATACCAAACGAATATCTTCAAGAAGAAGTCGAAAGATTAAGAAATAAAAACGATGAGTACCGTAAGGCTCTTAACGTGTTCAGAGAAAAACTGAATGAAGTTGCGGTATTTAATTCAAATTTGGCATACGCTACTAGATTGTTCACAGAGCATACAACCACAAAACAAGAAAAAATCAATATCTTAAGAAGATTTGATGATGTGGAAAGTCTTAAAGAATCTAAAAATCTGTATGGTACTATTAAAAATGAGTTGAATACTCAGGTTCAAAGTGTTGTAACTGAATCTATCAAAGAGATTGACAAATCTCCAGCATCAGGTTCATCACAAAACTTAATTGAATCTAAAACGTATGAAAATCCACAGTTCTTAAGAATGAAGGATATCATGTCAAAAATTAACAGATAAAAATAAATAAATTAAAAAAACCAATATTAAAATGGGCGCATTATTAGAAAGTGGTCTAGTTGGTAACATCGGTCTTAAGCACTTGAAAGTTATCAAAGAAGACACAGTAAATAAGTGGGACAAATTAGGATTCCTTGAGGGTCTAGGTGGTCACTTGAAAGAGAACGTAGCTCAGTTGTACGAAAACCAAGCTTCATATTTGATTAACGAAGCTTCTTCAACTTCTGACTCAGGTTCTTTCGAGACCGTAGTTTTCCCAATCGTAAGAAGAGTATTCTCTAAACTTCTTGCAAACGATATCGTATCTGTACAAGCAATGAACTTACCAATCGGTAAATTGTTCTACTTCGTACCTAAAATCCAAGGTTACTCTGGTGGTACTACTCCTAACGACCTAGGTTACTTCGGTCAATCTGGTGACCACTACGCTCCTGTAGGTTCTCCAGGTAACTACCCAGGTAATCCTGACGCTGGTTACACTAACGGTACAGGTTCTTACAATCCTACATACACAAAGGATTTGTATGACTTGTTCTACGAAGGTAACGAAGCTGGTTTGAATCCTCCAGGTTTGTTTGACTACTCTAAAGGTAAGTGGTCAGCTACTACAGCTGCTACTACAACTGTAGCTTGGAACAACAATGGTCTTATGGTTCCTGCAGCATACGCTATAAACGATTACAGAAAGGTTATTATCGTATTGAGTGGTTTCTCTAACTCAGGTGCTGGTCAACTTATCGGACCTAATGGTAACACTATGGATACAGAAGAATTCCTTTCAGGATTGAACATCTTCGGTGTTCCTTCAAACGCGACTACTTCTGCTAACACCAGCAATCCTTACTTATTCAGAGTAGTAACTCAAAGATACGGTAAGGGTATCGTAGAATACGGTAACCAAGCTTCAACTACTTGGCCAACAACTGGTTCAGGTGGTCAGTACTACAACGTATGTGACGCTAACGGTAGAATTTACTTGGAGGTAGACCTTCAGGTTCCTGTTTGTATTGAGTGTGGTCAAACAACTCCTGATGGTTACACAGGTTCAACATTCGAATCTACACCAGCATTGAACCAAGCGTTCGTTGGTGTTTACAGAATCTACAAAGAACTTGAATTCGAAGACCAAATCGGTGAAGTTTCTTTCGACCTTGAGTCAGTAACTGTTTCTGTTACAGAAAGAAAACTTAGAGCACAATGGTCTCCTGAATTGGCACAAGACGTTGCGGCATTCCACAACATCGACGCTGAAGCTGAATTGACAGCTTTATTGTCTGAGCAAGTGGCTGCTGAAATCGATAGAGAAATCTTGAGAGACTTGAGAAAAGGTGCAGCTTGGAACCTAAGATGGGATTACAACGGATGGAAGAGACTTGCTTCTAGCGGTACAACTCCATACACTCAGAAAGACTGGAACCAAACTTTGATTACTGCAATCAACCAATTGTCAGCTCAAATCCACAAATCAACTTTGAGAGGTGGTGCTAACTGGATTGTTGTTTCTTCTGAAGTTTCAGCTATCTTTGACGACTTGGAGTACTTCCACGTTTCAAACGCGGCTCCTGAGCAGGACCAATACAACATGGGTATCGAAAGAATCGGTACTTTGTCAGGTAGATACCAAGTGTATCGTGACCCTTACTTCCCAGCTAACCAAGTGTTGATTGGACACAAAGGAACTAGCTTGTTGGATACAGGTTACATTTACGCTCCATACGTACCTCTACAATTGACTCCAACAATGTATAACCCATTCAACTTCACTCCTATCAAGGGTATCATGACTAGATACGCTAAGAAGATGGTTAACAACCGTTTCTATGGTAGAGTAACAGTTGACGGTGTTAGAACATTCGACTTGAGAGAATTGAGATAATATTTATCTTAATTAACAACAGAAGGGAGACGAAAGTCTCCCTTTTTTTATTTTACGGGTATTTATAAGATATAATTTTCAAAAGGTGAGTCTTTGTAAAAAACTTGTAATCAAAAACATATCTACTGTTGTTAGGGTTATCTCATACACTCGATGTTCGGATGGTTTGGTAATTTACAATTATCAAATTCCTGCAGGTGCTACAAGGACAATTTATTATAGAATATATTCTTATAGTACCGCATCTCCTCAAAGTTTTCAAATTTTATCGTTAGAAGATTGGCCGCCAGATTCAACACCAACACCAACACCCACGATAACTCCTACGGTGACTCCTACGGTGAGTATTACTCCTACTAATACTGCTTCACCAAGTCCAACGAGAACGAGTACTCAAACACCTACACAGACCTCCAGTGGGACTGCAACGCCAACACCTACACCAACCGTAAGTCCAACTCAAACTCCAACTAACACACCTACACCTTCAATTACTCTGTCGGCAACAAATTCACCAACACCGACAAATACAAATACTCCAACTCAAACGTCAACTCAAACACCTACGAGTAGCGTTACTCCATCAAATACGCCAACGCCAACAATAACTGAATCACCAACAGCAACACCAGGTGAAACTCCAACTCAAACTCCCACAAATACTGCATCTAATTCTCCTACACCAACAAATACGGATACTCCGACCCAAACTCCATCCCAAACACCAACATCGACGGTCACTAGTACTCCTACGGTAAGTATTACATCATCTCCAACAGCAAGTAATACCCCAACTAATACTCCTACAAATACTGTTACCGCAAGTAATACTGTTACACCAACACAAACAGAAACTCCAAGTCCAACACCCGGAGAATCTCAGACTCCGACACCATCGGTAACCCCAACAATTACCTTGTCTCCAACAAATAGTGGTACACCGACTACAACACCAACCAACACATTCACACCAACTCCTTCGATAACATCATCACCTACGGAAACTCCAAGTCCAACACCTGGAGAAACACCATCTCCGACCGCTTCGATTACACCTACAAATACGCCGACACAGACCTCAACAACAACACCAACTAATACTCCATCAAACACTGGAACTCCGACTAACACGCCGAGTCCTACTGTGACTGATACCCCAACCCCAACTCCTGGAGAATCTGCAACTCCAACTCCGACTCAAACAGGAACACCAACAAATACTCCAAGTAACACGGCATCTCAAACTCCAACACAGACTGAAACACCAACAAATACTCCAAGTAATACAGCGTCTCAGACTGCAACACAAACACCAACGCAAACTGAAACACCAACAAATACTCCAAGTAATACAGCGTCTCAGACTGCAACACAAACACCAACGCAAACTGAAACGCCAACCAATACTCCAAGTAATACCGCGTCTCAGACTCCATCTCAAACACCTACTCAGACCGGTACACCAACAAACACTCCGAGCAACACGGCATCTCAAACTCCATCTCAAACGCCAACTCAGACTGGTACACCAACCAACACGCCAAGTAACACAGCTTCTCAGACTGCAACACAAACACCAACTCCAACTGAAACACCAACAAATACTCCAAGTAATACAGCTTCCCAAACTCCGACTCAGACTGAAACACCAACAAATACGCCAAGTAACACGGCTTCTCAGACTGCAACACAAACGCCAACTCAAACCGGCACACCAACAAATACTCCAAGTAACACGGCTTCTGAGACCCCAACTCCGACACCGACACAGACTCCAACCCCGACACAAACATACACTCCTACCCCAAGTTTAACAGCATCAGTCACTCCAACAGAAACTCCGACTCAAACACCCGAACCAACTTATTGGTCAATTAATGAATTGACAAATTGTTGTACTGGAGAACGATATAATCCTGGGGTTCTTGTTAGTTTATCTTCGACAGCACCTCAAAATGGTGACACAATTTCTGTGAATGCCGATGGTACAGGAATCAAGTGTTGGACAATCACGAGTGAGGTCACACCAATATCACCAGAATCTGGAGAATATATCATAACTAATTATGGTCCTGAGAACTGTGAAATTTGTGTGTTGACATACCCATGTCCTTCACCAACTCCTACTCCAACTCAGACACAGACTCCAACACAAACTCAAGCGGAATTGGTTTATATCTTGGAAGAATGTCCAGGTGGTGGTGATGTAATATATGCTAACTTTATAAATGCCGGAGCACCTAATAACGACGTAGTTTATATTAATTTCGATGGAGGAAGTGGTTGTTATATAGTCGTAGAAGGACCAATTTTAGCACCAGCTGATGTATATGTACTTAGTAAAACTGACCAAACTGCTTGTAATACTTGTAATGTGTCTCCAACTCCAACACCTACTCAGACAAGAACACCAGCGGCAACCCCAACGGTGACCCCGACTAAAACTCCAACTTCAACCCCAACAAGGACTCCAACTGGAACACCTACAACAACACCTACACCTACGAAGACCAAGACACCAACTCCAACTAAGACTAAAACACCAACTCCAACGCCGACTCCGACTGGTCCTTGTAGTTGTAGTGGTCAACTTCCTTGTCTTGGACCAACAAGTGGGTATGATTTCACCATAAAAGAAGTGATTGGTGGTACTACGTCAACTGCTTTGTGGCAGAATATTTCTGAATGGGAAACATGGCTTGGTTGGAAATCATGGAGTTTTGGTGGTGGTGAACCTTGTACTAGTAATCCTGGTAGTGTTCAGCCGATTAGTCAGAATAAACCAAATACAAATACTGGTAATGGAGTTGAAAAAACCACCTCAGTAAATGACTATTTCACAAGGTGTTATCTTGTTGTTGTTGGGTTTAGATATGTACAATCAGGTGCCACCCCAAGTAGTAATATAAGACTTTCAGTTGGTAATGGTTATGGAGATTGTAGTTATGGAGTATTTGATATTCCAAACCCAATTAGTGGTACATATTATTCATTCCAATGTCAGATACCTAACATGACTGCGCCTAATCTTGTAATCGGACTATATACACCTGTTTACAGTCCATATAATTCATGTTTTTCACCTGGTTCATTATCCTGTTGTTATACAACCGCTCAAGGTTCCACGAACTATGTTTGTCCTGCTGGTCTATGTTCAAGTTCAACTGGTTGTGACCCGTATTGGCAAGGTTCTTGTCCTTTAGGTGATGGGTGTTGAGGTGGTAATATATTTTATTTGTTTATGAAAAAATTTTGGAATTTTATAAAAAAACTTTTGGGTCTAAAGTCAAAGATAACCACTACAACTACTACCCGTTGGGTGGTACATCCACAACCTACACCACCTACTTTAGATAAAGTATACCCACACAATGTAAATGGTGTTGAAGAGGATTTGGGTAAGATTTGTAGTACAGGAGTTTTAACAATTTATTCCGATTGTGAAAATCTCAGTATGGGTTGTTTCGTCTGTGCGGATTCACAGGCGAATGACTTTACAACTTTAGCAGGAAAGTATTTCCACGATTATTCTGATGACGTAGTTTATTACGTCCAAGAGGTCGACGGAATGATTTTCAATGTAGGAAGTTGTAACCTATAATTTCCGAATAAGTCGGGAGACCATCTCACTTTCAAGTAAATTCAAACACCCCCTACGATGCGCTGATACTAAAGCCAAAGTGGTAATATACTTTACCTGTTCGGGTGAAAGATTGTCTAAAAGAGTATTTATTTCGTCTTCGTTAGTAAATTGTATTGTGTCGAATAATTCTCCGATAATATCTTCGTTTTTTTCTGTATTTTCCATAACAATTCAAATGGTGTTAGTATTTATTGCAAGTATCGTAAAAATCACGAAAAAAACAACATGCAAAACAATTTGAAAGAAGATTTGGCGGTTTGGTTTGGAACTAAAAAGAAACCAAAAGGTAGTTCACAACCCAAGGGTCCATGGGTAAATATATGTTCCAAAGACAAAGATGGAAAACACCCACCGTGTGGACGGAAAGAAGCCGATTCTAAATCTTATCCAAAATGTAGAGCGGCAGGTGTTGCAGGAAAAATGAGTGATTCTGAAAAAAAAGCGGCTTGTAGACAAAAAAGAGCTGCTGAAAAGAAAGATACTCAAACAGGTAAAGGACAAAAACCTGTAATGACATCATATAAACCAAAAAAGAAAACTAATGAAGGAATGCGACAAATTATTAAGTCCATCCTCCGCGAAAGAATTGAAAGAAATGACATGTTAGAACTTGGTAAATTAGTTGAGATGGAGCACTCATCGGACCCAAAAGTGGCAATCGAAATTGCTACCGACCATCTACAACAAAATCCAAGGTATTACTGTGTTTTATACCGTATCGGTTTAATTGACGAAGAGGATGCAGTAAAATTAGCCGAAAGTATTTGCCCCTCAATCTAAACTATGGGCAATAGTCTTCAAGGAATGTTTAATATTCTTTGTAATCTCATCCTCCATCTTTTTTCGTTGTAATTCAATTTTATCGTTGAATAAGTTTTGAATGGTTTGACGAGTTTTTTCTGAAATTTGTACGGTATATGAGTATTTGTGATTAATCACATTTACCAAACTACCATCGATGACGATGAAAATTCCAAGAATATCGTTTTTAATATAACGTTTATTGGAGATTGGTGTCATGAGAAGATTACTATCTTCTCGCAAAATCATTTTATTACAAATCAGTAGACAATCTTTTTCATAGACTGAACGATATTGTCTATCGTAGTCCAAATATTTTATAACTTGGATAACGGTTTTTTGTAGGAACCTACGAAAAAGGTGTCGAATTGATTTCATGGTACAAATATATGAAAAAAAATTATTGTACCAAAAAAAAATTAACAGTAAGCCCCTGAACAATGTTTCTTTCCGTCGAGTCCTGGCATCTTACCTTTACAGACTTGAACTGCGTAACCGTTGGCATATGCACTTGGATAAACATCGAATTTAGCTTTAGCTGCAGATTTACCTCTTGCACACAATTTAGTACCCGTCTTTTTTCTACCTTCTTCTAAAGTAGATATTTGAGGATTGTTTTGAAATTCACTATCATCTGAATGTACTTCATTCATCATGAATTCAAAAACGTGGTCCAAATTTTCTTTGGATTTGGAAATATGGTCATCGGCCCAATCATGTCCGTTTTGTAAAAAACCTTCAACAACCTCTTTGGGTAAGTCCAACAAAAGTTCTGCTTGTCTTTTTATTTGTTCTAAATTAGAAAAGAACATGTAGTTTTCAGTTCTTTCTTCTTGTAATGTTTTTTTGATAACCTCGTAAAGTTGAGATTCTGATAGTTTGATTACTTTTTTCATTTTTTGTTAACTATTTCAAAAGTTAGTTGTCTTTGATAAGTATCTTTCTCTCCACTTGTATTCACTTGGATATCAACATAATATTGATTTGGAATTTTGTCTCTTGTATCAAAGATAAAATAATACTCGTTAGGAGTTCTATTAATCTGTGTCCAATCTTGGACTTGCACTTCGGTAGTTCCTTCTTTTACATAAACCCTATAATAAGCGTCAATGTTTTGTAACACAAACTGTGATGTGTAGGCTTGTTTAATAGTTACCATTACTTTTCTCACATCTGTATTGAGAATTTTTTCATTTTGTTTGATACCACTAAAATCAAATCCATATAATACAGGGTCCTTAGATACAGAACCAATTTGGTAAAGAGCTGAGGTAGATTGAAGAATGAACGTATTCTCAACATCCGAAAGACTAACACCATCAATAACCAAATTAGTCCAAACATCATTGAATTGACATGGAGATGTATATCCTGTTATTGGTGGTATTGTAACTTCATAAACTCCTCTTGTTTTCAAACAAGTTGTAAGTCCTGTATAACTATAAGTAGCGTTATTTGGAACTGGGTCACCATTAGGGTCTAAGATATCAACAGTTGGTAATGTGTCTAAATTTTTATAGTCTCCATTACTAAAAATGTATAGATATAATTTGTTAAATTTGTTGGAAACAAAAGTGTTTCTATCATCCAAAATTAAATCATCATATGTGGTTTGCAAAAATGGTTGATAAAAAGTTTGGGTGTGTCTTGTAAAAAATCCGACTGAATAATCTTCGGTAAGACCTGTAATATTTTCTATTTCTGGTACATATGCAACTCCCCAACCCGTGACACCTGTTGTTGCACCACTCAAAAGATTATTGATTTCATTTGACATGTCAAAATCAATATCTTCATTACCATATTCAAAATGTTGTCTATCAACAATAGTAATGGCTGAATAATTCAGACCAGTCAAACCTGTCAAAGAGTTTGTGTTGTCATAAAGACCAGGTTGTGACCAATCTGTTATAGTTGTTCTTTGATACCAATTCGAAGGACGAGTTGAGAATGCTTGGTTGTTACCCCACTGAGCGACAGCAGGTACATCAACATAATCAAAGCCAACACCTTCGTCCCATGTTTGTCCACTTCCTGTTGAACCACTATAAGTTGGGATTCTAAATAAAATTAAATCAAAAGATTCCGCTCTTCTTGAACCATCGGATGTTGTGTCATTCAATAACATTTCATCAAATGATGATGTGTTTGTCATTGTAAGGGTGTGAGTCATGTAAGGTGTGCATCCTGTTGAGATATCACCTGTGGCAATTTTTTGACGAAGAAGGTCCAAATCCAAATCAAAAATGAATCTTGTAAATCCGTTTGGAGCAAAGGAAACTAAATCTTCACCAAAATAAAGTTGGGTAACAGGGTTGCGACCTGTGTTTACAAAACTGTTTTGTTGGATGGTATTATTCCTACTATAGTATGACCTTAAGATTGACATTTATATTTTTTCTATATAAATATCAATTAATTCGAATATTTGGACTCAAAATCTTATTTTGAGCATTTTGTAGTTCTGTTAATATTTGTATTGCGGAAGTGTTGTCCAAAGCAACTGGTACAGGTGCGGCACCTGGAATTGGGTGAACGTGTGCAACCAAGAACTGAACAATCAAATTAAGTAGTTGAATAAGTTCCTCACCCCTAACCATAGATGATGTATTAGGTAGGACCCTATTTTCCAACTGTTCTTGAGTAAAACCATAAATTGTACCGTTGGTATCCACAGGCTTATTAGACTTGTGAGATATAAGGAATAAAGTGTCTCCTCCCAAACCAACGAAAGTTCCTGAATCATTGATTACGTTTTTGGGTGTAACGGTTTCCAATTCAACCTTAAATGGTTTTCCGATTTCACCTTTGGACCTTACCATTCCGAATTTGTAACTCGCGATTCCCAAACCCGGATTCAAAGTAACTTTATTCAAAAAACGTAAACTGTTACTATAAGATATTACAGCCAATGGGTCACCCAAGTTTGACAGAACCGAATTGGTAGTCAATACGTTTCGAATGGTTACGTTAGGTCTATAAACGAAGGGAAATTGTTCGTTTACACTTGGTCCATTGACAATTTTTCCATCGTTTACTCCTTGGATAAATCTGTTGATTCTATTGACGGCTTCTTCAAATGGTAGATTGGTAAAATTTTCATAATACTCTAATGACCTTACCGAGTCCAAATTACTATCATATTGGATATTATCGGATAGAGTTTGGGTGGTTGGTTTTAGAGAATACAAACGAATAGAACCTGTAAATTGTTCCATCATATTTTCCAAATTATCAATATCCCATTCTATTAGTTTTTTGATTTGTTGGCTAACTGGCGTTGTCTTTATTAAAGTCTTTTGTTTCCCCTTTTCGACCCTTGTGTCAAACTCTGAGACCTGTAGGAAGGCACTCTTACTATTTGCTATTGGGAATTGATTAGGATTGAGATTTTTGGTCTTACTAGCTCTAATAAGAACACCATTTTTCTTAACAATAACATCCGAGGCTCCCCTACCTAAAAGTGCGTTGTCACCAGGTTGTGGAAAAATACCAAATGATTTAACATTTTTGAAACTACCATCTAAATTTTTTAGTGGTAATGTACCCTTAACCCTATCACCTAACGAAGTTAAATTATTGGATTGTTCTATGGTTTCCAAAGGATAACTCATAGGACTTGAGAAGGCTCCTTGGACATAGTAAATGTCTTGATAAGGATATTCTTTGTTTTGGTAAATTAAATTAACCCTTTCTTTGACCTCAGGTACTTGGGAAAAAAACATCGGAAATAATGGAAGACAAACAAAAGGGTCTTTTGGTCCCCATAGGTCTTGAGGGTCTTTGAATCCAAAACCATCCAAAGCCGCACGGACATTCTTATCCAAAGGATATGCTCGAACCCTTCCTATATTTAGGGGGTCTTGGTTGTTAACAACCTCTGCGGGGAATATTATTTTATTTTGGAGCCTGTCCATTTCTTTGTTGATGTTCTTTCAAAATCGTGTTGTATAGATTTTCTATATTGTCAAGGTGAATGGTTAAATCAATTACCATATTTTTTGTTTCTTCAAAATCTTCACCTAAAAAATCCATCACGGCAATGAGTTCTTTGTTGCTACTACTCTTTAAGTCGGCAACTATTTTTTGTACTTCTTCGTAATTTACTTTATCGCTCTTAATCATTTGATAATTGATGCAAAAGGTTGTGGAACTGTTATCCCAATCGGTAGTACTACTTGTTGGGGTGCTAACGATTCGGTTTTTCCGTTTTTAGTTCTTTCTGATTCAATACCTTCAATTTGAGACTTAATCGCTAATAAGTAAAGATTTGGACTTCCATCTGGCATCGGGCCTGTAGGTATTCCATTTTTTTGTAAGGTTTTGATAACCTCCAACATGGCTCGAGTATCGTTGAATCCGGTTCTAAGTGCTGCTAAAGGTCTCAAAAAAGGTGGTGTTGGTAAATCCGCACCACGCAATGCAAATTCGATAATATTCAAAATATCATCAACAACACTTTTACATTTTCTGTAATCGGTAACCAACTGAGTAATTAAGATTGATGCTTCTAAAAGTTGTGCAATAATTGCGTATTTTTTTGTTATTTGATTCTTTTTCAAATCTTTCGTCAAAGATTTCAAAAGTTTTCTCACATCTCTAACGATAATATCTCTCAAAATTTTAACAAACTCTGCGGTAATTCTTGAAACAACTTCTATTACAAACTTTTTGTAAGTTCTGACAAAAGATTCATAGTTGTATACAACATTTACTGCTGAGGCTTGGATATTGGCAATTGTTGATTCTAAAGCTTTGATTAGAATCATAAATGGAAAAAGAACTTTAGGTGTGATTACTGCTGCAAAAATTGCTTGTGGTAAGGTCGAAATTATATCATCATCTATTTTAACACCGAGTTCAAACTTTGGACCTAATGTTTTATCTTTAATTGTTTGAGTTGCCTGATTAAAAATGGCTGTGTTTTCAGCTGAATTATTGTCATCAACATCTAAAGTCAAAAGAAGTGTATCAAATAATTCGTTTACATTGAGTGGTTGTTTAACATTTGTACAATCAATGTATTCAAAAACTCCTTGCTGTATGTTTGATAATTTTGATTCAATCAATCTCAAATCAACGTCAGTAAGTTCAAAGAACGAATCATCAACACCATCTAAAGGAGCAACCTTTGCGATTCCGCTCACATCGATTTCACTTCTGTTATCAAAACATAATCCCAAGACTCGAGTCATAATTCTTTGGAAATAACTAAAATCCAAAATTTGACCTTGTCCTTGTTTGAGTTGAATTGATATCGAACCAAAAATTATTTGGAAAACTTGTAAGAAAATGTTTTTAGTGTCAACAAGTTGGATTGAT